GTAAAAGAAGAATGTAGGAAGAAAAGAAGTGGACGGATTTAAAGCATACAAATATTACATTGCAATTAAGTTGCATTTCTCCAAGGATAACTTTGATGTTTTTAAAAATCGTGGGGCTGTTAAAGGTACTCGTGAAGCATTTAATGCTAGGAATGATAGATATATTTTCGAAAAGCTGGCTCGTAAATACCCAGTTGACAAAGACATTATCCAATACTTCGTCGCAAACTTTGCCTACGGTAGTGACTCTGTTGTCTATTCGCAAGATGATGCAGAATCAAACCTTATTGAGTGGACACGCAGAAAAGAATCAATCACAAAGATATTCTCTGATGATTGCAGCACTATCCTTATGGATGCTTACAAGAAAAAGCTCAAAGAAAGTTCTGTGAAAAACTTTACTTTTAATCAATATCCAAGTATACTTACACTGTACCTCGGAAAACAGATATCGTTAGAAACATTGAGAATCATAGATGACTTTGAACCTGTTATTGAAACGTGGAAGAGTAATTCTTCTATGATATTGTTATGGGAAAATGAGATCCGCAGAGTTGATAAATCTCGCGGTTTTGTAAAGTATGATTCGCAAAAAGTGCAATCAATCTATCAATCTTTTAAAGAGGAACTCGCAGAGTTGTAATATATGGGCAAGACCTATAAAAAGAATCCGTCAGATGACTATTCTGGTGGTAATTCAGGAAAACCGAAGAAGCATGTCAGTGGTAAAAAAACTGGTGGTATGCGAACGATAAATAGTTATGTTGAAGAAGATTATGATTTTGATGACGATAGCTTCAATGATGAGATCGAGATTCATGATGATATACAAATTCAACATACTAAAAATACACGTTAATACATTTAATACAAGGAAATACTAAAATGGATATTCAATCACTACGCAAAATGCGCAATTCTGATTTCGGTGCTATCACTAGCGCATTCGAAAAGGTTGCCAATCCCCAACAAGACTCTAAGTCTTATCAAGACAATCGTTTCTGGCGTCTCGAAGGCGACAAGGCAGGTAATGGTACCGCAACGATTCGTTTCCTCCCACGAGTAGAAGGCGATGAACTCCCATGGGTTCGTATCTTTAGCCACGGATTCCAAGGTCCGACTGGCAAGTGGTATCTGGAAAACTCCCTGACCACTCTTGGTGAGAATGATCCAGTTAGCGATCTAAACACCAAACTGTGGAACTCTGGTTCTGAAGCAAACAAAGAAATTGTACGTAAGCAAAAGCGCAAGCTGGGCTTTACTGCAAACATCTTGGTTGTGTCTGATCCAAAGCATCCAGAGAATGAAGGCAAGGTATTCTTGTTCCGTTTCGGCAAGAAGGTCTTTGATAAGATCATGGATAAGGCTCGTCCTACTTTCGAGGATGAAAAGCCTCTGAACGTGTTTGATCTTTGGGAAGGTGCGAATTTCAAACTTCGCATGCGTAAGAAAGATGGTTATGCTAACTATGACGAATCAGCATTCATGGAGCCATCAGTAATTACTGAAAATGAAGATGCTTTGTTGAATATCGTTAACTCTCAGCACAAGTTGTCTGAGTTCCTTGATCGTAAAAACTTCAAGCCTTACGACGAACTGAAGAAGAAGTTGGATCAAGTCTTGTCTGGAGATTCGTTCTCTGGAAAGTCTGCTGCAGAAATGGCAGAAGAAGAAGATCGTCCATCTGCGCCAGCGTTTACACCAAAGGCATCAAAGCCTGCGCCGCAAGCTAAGTCTGCTGATGCAGACGATGATGAAGACGTTATGTCTTACTTTAAGAAAATTGCCGCTGAGCAATAAAGAAAAGGGAGCTTCGGCTCCCTTTTTTATTAAGCGTATCTAGAGTTTATGTAGTTTGCTAAACTAGGATCCGTGTTTCTAGTTGGCATTTTAGTTATTTGCGTGGTGTTATTGTTAACGTTTGTAGTTGGTGCAACAACAGTATTAACAGCACCACCTGCAGGTTTCTGAGCAGCTCCAGCATTATCTGCAGACTTGTTGTATACTGCACCACCAGCTTTTGATGGTTCAACTGCAGCAAGTTCAGTTGCTTTAGCTAAACCAAAGTCTACCTTACGCTTATCTAAGAATCCAAGTTTCTGATATGCTTCATCTTCTTTAATAATTTCTTTAATCTTATCAGAGCCAGCACCGTCTTTTGCTGCTTTCTTGATATCATTAAATGCACCCTTAGTTAATGGTGCGTCATACTTTAAGTTATTTGGGTCATCTTCGTTTGTATAAGATGCCTTTCCAGTTTTAGGATCAAACTCAGCCATAGTAGTGCTATATTTTGCACTAACTTTACCATCTTTACCTACAGTTTCTTTAGCTTCTGAATTTAGAACTCTTGTTTTATCATCAGCATAGCTAATACTACCATCTTTATTTGTTGTAGCATCTTTACCACTAGTAACTATATTTTGTTTTAAGTTACTGCTATCACCTTCAGCAGAAGAAGACTTAGAAGTTACCTGTGTGTCTGATGCAACACGATTTGTTCCCTGTTCTGGTCGGAATGGATAGAATGGTCCAATAGAAACCTTCTTGTTTATCACTGGAATAGTGAAACCAATCTCAGGTATACCAAAGTCTTCTAAGAATCCAAATACTTGTTCTTTGATCTTTGCGAAGAAATCTGCGATTGGTGCAAAGAATTCTTTTACAGGATTGATGATATACTCAGTGAACAAGTTACCAATATATTCAAATGCACCAAGAATAGGTTCTTTAATATACTTGTTGAATGATTCGCCCAAGAATCCAATGAAGTTCTTTATTGGTTGAATTACATACTCATCTACGAATCCACTCACTGCACCAACGATGTTCTTTATAGTATTTGCATCAAATAATCCAAACGATAAGAATTCAAGAACGCCACCAAGCCCTGCAATGATAACATCAGAGAATGAACCACCTTCTATAAAGGCATTCCATCCATCCATGATACCGTTGATGATACCACCAATCAGCATCGCTGGTGCTAGGAACTTAGTTAAGAATTTTAGTAGTACTGCTGGATTGAATAGTGCTTTAAATGCAGTCATCAGAGACTTACCAAGCATGCTCATTATTCCACCAAGCAACCCACCGCCACCTGAACCTTCTTGCGCTCTTTTTTCCGTGGCTGCCAGGCTTTTGTCACGAGTATTTTCTTCAATACTACGTAACAATTCTGTTTGCTCATCCATCATTCGAGCATTTTCGATTTCTTTTTCAGATGTATCAGCTTCGATACCTAGCTTCTTGGTATTGGATTTAGCAGTCGAACCTTCTTTTGCTGCAGCTTCTTTAGCTGGACGTACACGAGTATCAGAAGCTGCAAGTTTTTCTGCCAATACTCCTTGTTCCTTAAATGCATCTGATCTTTTTATCTGAGTGTCTTTAAACCCGAGGTCTTGGTAGCCTTTAATAACAGACTCATTCTTTCTAATCTTTCGTTGAGTGTTTTGCTGTTCATCAAACTGTCTGGCATAAGTTTCCTCACTACCAAAAGTGCTACCTTGAGTTTCTTTTCTAGATTTAATATATTTCTGTTTTTCTTCACGACGATCTAGCATATCAGAGAATATACCACCAGTGCCTCTTTTTACGATTCCTGTTTTATCTAAAAAACCACGAGCAGAGAAGAAATCTTTTACTTGATCTTTAACACCTTCAACTCGTTCACCTACTCCACGATAGACTTTTCTGCCCATCGCTTGTTCTGTAATAGATTTAATTTGATCAGCATTTAAACCTAGTTGTTTAGGTTTTGTCTTTTCTTGTACTTTTAGTGGAGCTATGTTCTTTTTAATATAGTCGGCTAACTTAATGACGTTGCTTGTTAGCTTACCTTTATCACCAAGATTTTCTTTTAGAGTCTTGTTGATATCTTTTAGATTGTCATTCGTCTCTTGACTGTGTTTGTCTTCATCGATATCAGTTTTACGCTGAATGCTAGTCGATGCTATTTGAATGATTCTGTCTTGTCTGCTCAGCTTTTCTAATTCTTTTAGATGTTCTGATTGTTTTGCTAGTATATTGTTCATTAATTTTTACTCTCTAGTCTTTGCTTTTCTTCTTCTAGGAACTGGATCAACATAGCAATATAAATCTCGCGCTCGAAAGGAATCATGTCTTCAATGTCACTTAGTGAATACTTATGGTATTGCATCAAAGCAAAGTTAAGTTTATAAAAGTTGTGAAGACTCTCATGTCCGAGCGTTATTAAAAAAAACTTTCTAGTCCTTCTAGTGCGACATCATGATGTTTACCACAGACAGGGCAATTATATTCAACCTTGTGCGACATCTTTGGTAAAGTTTCAAAGAAAGCCTGGACCAATTTAAACTGGTCTGATGATAGGTTTTCAATAAAGTCTATCAGTTCTTTCTTTGTTTGGTCTTTTGCATGGTAGACCTCTTCAGCGTCATAGATGTAATCTATACACTCAACCACTATGTTAAATACAGCTTCTACTTCTTGAGAAGCAATGGCATCAATAGACTCTAATTTCTTTAAAATGTCGATTGATGGATAACGCATAACTACACCAACATCACCAAATAGTGAAATCTTGTTGGTATGTTTCTCGTCTACAGATACGTTTAGTTTTGTTAAATCGATCTGGATTTTAACCTTTGCTAAGTTATCTTTGTCGCCATGATCTTCGTCGCACGACATGATAACTTCGATAACTTCACCTACGGATCTAGCTCTTAACTGGGTAAAGATATACTCTAAGTCGAAGATTGCTAGCTTGTCAATATCAATATTGTCTTTAACGCACGATGCTACAACAGACTTTAGCGTGTCAACCATCACCTTAGTATCTTCGCTTTGTTGAGCGATTAACAGTGCTTTTTCTTCTTTAACCACGAATGGTCTGAACTTTACGTTTTGTTTGGTTGAAGGTATAGTTAAATTATAAATCGGTGATGTGTTTAATGGTAATGCCATAATGTTAGTCTCCTTTAGCCATATTCTTGATCATTTTACTCAATTCAGATGTGCTACCTACAAAGATAGCGTTATTGTTTGTCACATTTTTTGCTGCTTCTGCTTTCGATGGAGCATCTAGTTTTTGTTTCTGTTGATGTATATCCAACAATTGCTGGTTTACATCAGCTAACTGTTTCATCAAATTACCAACAACTTCAAATGCTCTTGGATGCTCGCTTTGTTTAGCTACATCAAGAGCATAGTTTAGTGCGTCTTGACCTTTCAATAAAAGATCATGTAGATTATTTCTGGATTTATCATAATCAGATTCAATCTTGTCGCTAACTTGCAATGGTGTAACGGCATCAATAACTAATGGAACTGTTGTTGCAGGTTCCAAATCAAACACCTCAGATAATCTATCATCAATTTTCATATCAGTCGTTTCTTGTATTTCTAACTTGTGGATCTCCAGGATCTAAATCAAAAGTTGTAGTTGTGGTTTGTCTCATCATCGGCATTGGTTTAGGTGCCATTGCAGGAGTATTTAGCCCCATTGGTTGTGGACTTTGCATCGGCACAGGCATACCTGAACCAGCAGCAGCGCCAGCCATCTTTTCTTGCCCACGAGACCATGCCGCAATACCAAGTACAGCACCCATTGCCAAGTGGAATAATCCAGCACCTTGTAAAGTTAGTGGGTTCCATTGACTAGTAACTTGACCAGAACTTAGTGCTTGTAGTAAACTCCATAAAACGGGAAACACTGCCATGTCTAGAATACAGATAACCATATACGTCCAACCCATAGCTGGACGCCATTTTTTAACCATCCAATCTTCTTGAGCAATTTTTAGTTCTTCTTGTTTGTTGTTTTCCATTTTGTTTACCTTAACCGAAAAAGTTTTTTAATGAACCCAAATTAGGATTTACGAAATTACCAAGACCTTGTAAATCTACTAACTGTTGGGAAATAAAGTCACCTGGATTCATAAATGTGTCCATATTAAATGGCAGATCTAGCTCACTTGTTAGTTCCGCAAATGGATCTACCAGAGCTTGTATCTGACCATTGGCATCTCTGTTTGTTACTTCTACTGACGATACCATTTGTGATTGCCAGTATTTGTAGTTCAAGGAGATTTGAAGTTGCATAACTTCTTTTTGATCATATCCAAT